CCGGACACTTTGTTCAGCTCTGCATTGATACTTTGCCTTCATTGGCTGAGGTCAAGAGCTGGCTCGCCGGCACTTTTAAAGCTGTTTGCAGCGGCGTTTATAACGCAGCGGTTTGGTTAAAAGAATTTCTTTACGAGCACCGGCAGGCAATTGGAGTCGCCACGGCGATCATTGTCCCAACCATAGCTCTCGTTTTCGGTTTGTCACGCTCCGACGTTGAAGATCCCGCAGAACCGCAGGATTCTCAGTCTGTTTTCGCTCATAAGGCGAAGCTTGCCCCTAAACGCACAGCTGCCGCGAAGCCCAAAAACTTCGTAAGAGCAGTCGACCCAAAAATGGGTTTCTCACAGCACGATGCAGTGTTAAAAACAGTGAGGAACAATATGTGGTCTGTGTGGGCATTTAACGGTACTGAAGATATGATGTTAGGCTATGCCAACTTCGTCTTCGACAATGTCGCTCATTTCCCTTACCATTTCATCGGTAGAGTTGGTTGCAATCTCCTCAGCATGGGCTTTGGAGAAGACAAGCAATACTTCGTCCTAAAGCACCCAACTCACCAAGAAGTCAAGATCCCTTGGAAACAAGTCATCATCCTCAACGAAGGATACGAGGGAGAAGACAAGTGTATTGCTAAATTTGAGAGCAAAGCTCTCCCAACTCAGCGCAATGTGCTTGCCCACTACGTCTCTGAAATTGAGATGGGCAAAGAAGTTTACAGATCATTGAAAAACTTCAGTGCACAAATTGTGCAACCCACCAAAACCCAAGTTACCCCAGCAACTGGATACGCTCAGCGTTCAGTACTCACACTCGACTATGTCGATGGTCAGTTGGTAGAGTATCCTCACGTCGTGGAAAACCTTTTGAAGTACAACTTCCCTATGGAATACGGCGATTGTGGATCCTTGATTATGACCGTCGATGGTACGAGTGGAGGAAAGATGGTCGGCGCCCACATTGCGGGTGATAACAAAAACACCTCCCCTAGTTACGGTTACTCGTACAGAATCACGCGTGAGGAAATACTCAACGCAGCCAAGATCGCTGTCGACAACGACAAAGTAGAGTTAGGAGATATGCCAGATTTCAAGATCGAATTGGAAAATGACAACTTCTCAACTACCTTGGTTAAGTGTGCCTACGATGTTAACATTCACAAGTATGCCGTTAATTTGCATGTGTCGCCACCGTCCGGTGTTCACTCCAACTGCATGATCGTCCCATTCATAGGAGCGACAGCAGATTATGTTGAACGTAAAACCGAAGTGAGCGATACAAGTCCTCAGAACTATCCTATTGCCCGAAACCCGTATTGTGCTCGAGTCCTTGAATTCGCCGATTCGCAGATCACCAAACTCCCTGTCTTGGAAGTGATCGCAAAACAATTGGCACATGAACTCAAATCAATTTCGTGGCCTCGCGGAAAGGTTGTCTACACATTTCTTGAAGCCCTTGACAAAGCGGATTTGTCCACGTCGAGTGGATATCCGTATCAAGCTCTCGGTCAGACGAAGAAGCACTTCGTTTGGAAAACCGAGACTGGTGTCTTGAGAGCTGGCCCTCGTGCTACAGAATTAAGAGACAAAGTTCAGGACAATTTAGCCCAGCTTCGCAGCTCTGGAGTCCCCATGTGGGTATACCAGGATGTTATGAAAGTTGAGCGCCGCAAGTTTTCGAAGAACCGTCAGCCTCGTCTCGTGTCTGGAGCCCCTTTTGACGCCGCGATCACTGGATGTATGCTCTTTGGAGCATTCAGTGATTTTATGTGCGAAACAACGCTCGACAATGAGACCATGATTGGTTTCGACCCTTATACACAAGCGACTGGTTTCGTCGAAAGGTTTATGCGCTTCGGTCCACTGAAGAACATCGCCTGTCTCGACTACACCGGTTTCGACACTGACCATGGCCCGATTATGGTTATGCTTGCAATCGACGTCATCAATTACTGGTACGACGATGAACCTGCCAACCAACGTGCGAGAGTCGCCTATGGACAATCCATCGCCCACTCTTATCACATTCGTGGTAGCGTTCTTGAACTATGGCCTGGTTCTATGCCGAGCGGAAACTATCTTACAACGATCATTAACTGTCTCATCAATCTCATCAACCTACGCTGGGTGTTCTACCGCGTAAACGACAATCAAATCTCATGCTTACCCCACTTTCGAGACCACGTAGTGGTGGAAGTATTAGGAGATGACAATGCCGTTGCCGTTTCGCCTGACTACATCGACAAAATGAGCGAAGCCCAAATCGCAAAATACGTCGGTGAGTTAGGGTATCGCGCCACTTCTGCTAGTAAGGACAAGCCCCTTGCGACAGAGATGACGACTATTGACCATTTGGAGTTGCTGAAAAGAACTCCGCGGAGAGAACCTCTGCTCGATGGCCGATATGTGTTGCCCCTTAACATCGATACTGTTCTTGAGATTCCACTATGGACGAAGAGAGATAAGTACACCGAAGTTGCGTGTACGAACCTCGACACCGCCTTGCATGAGTTATCATTGCACGGTCAAGAAGTCTGGGATTTGCACACACCTAAGATGGCTGCTTTCTTTGGCGGAATTTATAATCCCGTCACTTGGAACCGGAAGTACTACTTTGAGCGTACCCTGAAAGAAGGGTTTTTCAAGGAGCTCGACCTTGAAGGATAAAGGACCATGGTCTTTGAACACAGACATTAAACAAGTTCCTTCCTTCGCCAAGCGATCTTTATTCCTGTAGCGCTAAACCCGTTACAAAC